TTTAAACCTGTTTTATTGCAGAATATTGCATCTACTTGGAAAGGTAACATTGCTGTTATGATTGCATCCATATTAGCAACTGTCGGGGCTATTGCACTTGTCAATCCCATATACCTGCCAATACTTCTTACATCATAAACTGCAAAGCCATACTGAGCTTTAAATTCAGTTGTGTAGAACTGAAGCATATTAGTTCCGCCTGAATCAGCAAAGTAAACTTTGCCCATATCTTCGGCACTAAGTTCCTTACCTGCTGTTACTATACCCTGAACACCTTTCATTAAACCCTGCTGCGTAACAGCATCTCTGAAAGATACAAAGTATATTGAGGTACTTGAACCACTTGCACCTGTACCAGCTTTTACTGTTGCAAATGCTGTACTTGACAATATTGTTGCAATACCATCAGGCTGTGTCTGTGAGGTAGTGTTATTACCGTAGAATAAATGTCCTGAATAAAGGTTTGATATACCCACTAAGTGAGCAAGATCTTCTTCCTGCCTTAAAGCAAGAGCACCTTCTGGTGAATTATCTGCTAAATCAACGTCCACGATTGAACGGTCGTTATAGAGATAAGATGTATAAATGTAGTCTTCAATGAGTGATTTAGTCGGAGCTATACCCTCATTGTACATTCTTGTTACTGCTGTTGGTAAGCCTGTACGTTTTTTAACTTTGTAGGAATTACCTGTAATTGATTTAAAGGGCAACTGCTGTAAGAGAGCATTACTCTGTGCCATACTTTCAATTAACGGTACTGCTGCATCGTTTCCGTTTCGCTTAGCAACATCTATTAATGTTAGATTTGCCATTAGTTTTTCATTGTTTTATAATTAATAATTGGTTTTTCATCTTCCGGTTTTCTCGGTTGATGATTGCCTCCACCTGCTTGAGGTTTCGGAGCAGTGTTCATTTCAACAAATTCTTTCAAGTCGCTAAGGTCTGTTAACTTCTCACCTATTTTCCTAACCTTTTCATCAGTAAGTAATTTAAGCAATCGTTCCCTTTCAGTCTTGTTGAAGTTAGTCCACTTGTCAGCTTCTGCCTGAAGTTTCTCACGTTCTGCCTTTAAGGTTTCTAATTCAGTTAAACGGTCATTAGCAAGTTTTTCAAACTCACCCTTTGCCTTTGCGTCAGCTTCCGCTAACTCTTTTAACTTTTGTTTAGCTTCATCACGTTCTCTTTTAAGTTTCTCAAAGTGTTCTGTATTATCTACTTTGCTTAACTTCTCTTCAAGTTCTGCTTTTGCTGTTTCTAATTCTTTTAGCTTCGCTTCCGTTTCCGCTAATTTAGCTTCCGCTGTTTGTTCATCTGCCATAATAATTTAGGCTTCCGCCTTTTTTTTAGTTAATTGTTTCCATTTTAATAAATACTTGTTTAAATCTACAATCTCTGTGTCCATTTCAGCTATAACAAGCCCTAACGATAACGGGTCATAAGTAGATAGTTTCTGTGCTAATTCAATAGCTGAACTATCACTCACCGAGTCCCTGCTGTGGATTAGGGTTTTGATTTCTCGGATTGTTTCCGCTTGTGCCATTGCTTGAGGCTGTTTCGGTTTTAAATCTTTGTTTGTATTCTTCATTCTGTATTAAAATATTTTCTGCTTCTTGTGTAGTCAAGTCAGGGTTTTCTGCTAATAAGTAATCAACCTTAGAACTTAACCCCTGCTCAAGTTCAAATGTCCATTTAGCTATCTTGTCCGCTTCGTTTAATGGTGTAACCTTTTCTATAAAATCACATCTGAACCTTAACTTTGGATTTAACTTTTCACCGCTTGTCCTGTAATTGTAAACAGTTCTAACGGTTTCGTATAACTCTTCCTCAAAGTCCCTTAATATATCCTTGTCATCTAATCTCAATATCTCAAGCTCTTCCATATCGTAAGCCTTAGATACACCTGATTTAACGCTGTCTTTATTGGTTGCACTTTGACCGCTTAAACCATTCATAGCAAGTATATCATCAATGTTCTGTTTAGAACTTGCGTCTAACTCGCTAATAGGTGCGTTAGTCGCAACGCTATCAATAAACGGGGTTTCATCTTCAGCCTTGACATCGTTAACAGTGATAATGGAGTTAGGTGTAATATCTGCCGTTCCCTTTATGCCGGTGTTAACAGCGTATGTTATTCCCATACCCTGCAATGTCTTAACCCATTTCTGATTGGATATATCTATATCGTGCCAAATGTTATCCTCAACTAATCCGGTCATTCCTATTCCGTAATAGTCCTCACCACGTTTAAAACGAAGTGTAACAGAAGGAATTATACCTTTGCCGTTCTCATCTTTGTAAGGATTAATCATATCCTCATTGCCCTGCACTGGCTCTTTAACTGGTATATGCAATTCTCTTAGAACACCATCAATAGTAACTTTAAACCTTGATTTACTATCTACTAAGTAATAATGTTCTGATTCAGTCCATACTTCCCTTACTTCACGTTCTGTACCTGTATCATCAATCAGTGTTAAATCAAATAAGATTAAATCCTTTATGTATTTACTCTCTGCATTTTCCCATACTGAAAACCAATTCGGAGTCCATATATCAAACTCTAATTTTTGTGTTACGTTTCTCCATACAGGTTTAACCTCTACACAGTTAAATAACTTACCCGCTTTATACCAGTCTTTTTGTGCTTGTGTTACACCTGCTTCGTAATAAATCTCGTTCAATAGTTCTGTTTGCTTTTCATCTATATCACCGTTATCGTTTACCAAGTATCTGTCAACTCCCTGATGGTAACAAGTGCAAAGATTATTTAATACCTTATTAACTATATCTCTATGTACTTTAGGTAATAACTTCGCACTTGCTGAACGGAACATGCCGTCTTTGGTAGCGTAATCAGTTAAATACTCTTTTATATTTTCTGTATCATTCTGCCAAAAGTAATAAAGCATAAAAGCAGTTAGTTTCCTGTTCTTATCACTTTCAATCAGTACCTTTAATAAATTTATATCTTCAATCATATATTTGTGTATATAGTCGGCTTACCTTTTAGGTTATATTCATATTCAGTCATATACCTAAATCCATCAGTTAAAGCCGTGTTTGCATTCTTTTCAGGTGTGCTCTTGTCAATTTCTCTTTTCTGCTCGTGCCATAATGTTTTTTCAAATGATTCAATTGATTCCTTACACTTAGGGTCAATAAAAAATTTACGTTCACCCTTTGCATTGCATAGCCTTGCATTCAATGAGTTTACTGAATTAACTACACTAACAGTCTTTTTTATTCTTATATCTGCTTTTGGTATTACCTGTTTGATAATATCAAAATCAGTTACAGAACTTCTTGTATTTCTTGAACTGCCTGTATAATCACCGTAAACTATAAATTCGCTATTAGGGTATTTAGCTATAACAGCTTTTATCATCTCTTCTGTATATGTATCTCGTTTAATCATTTCATCTATTACATAATCGCCATCGTTATATCTTTGAACAAATCCCCATTTACAGGGATTCACGTTAAAATCTAATGTTAAACAAATCGGTAAGTTAGGATTAAACTCTTTAGCCTTTATACTTACGTTCCTATCAAACCCATAATATACCCTGCCGGTAGCTGTTTCAAAACTTGCCTCATATTCTTGTCTGAATGTCTTTTCATCTAATTCAGTTCTTGCTTGTTCTATTTCGCTATCACTAATAAAGGGACTGTCAATGGTTTTATAAGTCCAGCTCTTCCATTCAGGATTGCCCTGCTTACCTTTAATGTATAAATCATATAGTACATCGTAGCCATTAGTAGTTGATATAAACACTGCCTTACCTTGATAATCACTTAATGCAGGTCTGATAACTTCGGTCCATACACTTTGTTCCATATCTCTGAACTCATCTATAACCGCTAAATGCAAACCCCTGCCACGTAACCTATCAGGACTATCAGCTGTTTTTAGTACAATCTTTGAACCGTCTATTAGTCTTGTAATTGAAAGGGCTGTTTCATTTACTTTTATTTTCCAGTTTAATTCCTTACATCTTTTCTTTAACTGTTCCCAATGAATATCTTTTGCCATTTCACGTGTAGGGCATATTATCCAAGATAAACTATTAGGAATAGTCTTTGCCACCCTCAAGGCTTCTTCTCTACCCAATACACTCTTTCCCCAACGTCTTCCAGTAACAACTACTTTATTCCTAACATCAGTATAAAATATCTCGTTTTGGTGTGGGTGTGTTGAAACCAGTATGTTAGAAGTTGTCTTGTTCTGGCTTGTCATCTGATAAGTCAATTTTGTCAAGTTGGAATAAGGATTCACATACTCTAAAGCGTATAAGTTCGTTATCTGAATTAAGCAAACCCCTATAAATAGGAATAGCGTGTTCACGCATTTTGATAAGTTGTTCAATCCAACTTTTATTCTCTTTGCTTTTTTCTTTGGTAAGTTCTGCAATATAATCTTTTATGTTTTGTTTTGTCAATAGCGTACAAGCCATTGAACGTGCTGATTTTTCGGAATATCCAGCCTTTATTGCTGCCCTTGTGGCATTATAATCTATAACATATTCATTGCAAAAACTTTTCTGTTTTTCGTTAAGCACATCAATTCAATCCTAAAATAAAATACAGTTGCAACTGTTTAATTTTGATACGGCTCTTAAAAGAGAATTCCGTATTGTTTACCCGCTAATATAACACTTTATTTTTTAGGGTACTTTGTATAGTTATGTTTTATTAATGCTTTAACATAATTAACGTTCTGTAAGTAGCTAAAACATTAACACATTTGAGCTTAACCTGCAATAAATTAACGTCTGTTATTACTGTACTGATTATAGGATTAAAGGGATCAACCCATAAGTAGAAATGGTTATCATCGTGTAATTCAGCAAATAAGCCTTCACACTCCAAAAAGTCGGGGTCTAAAAATCTACCCTCGCTATCTGATTGCTCTACTCTTGTAAATCCTAATGTAGTGAGATATTCTGTTATAGTCATAATTAAAAAAGGCAATCAACAAGCCATTCTGACTTACTAATTGCCTGTAGCCTAACCCCCCTTTTAGAGTTTGCCGGTAGCGGAATTATTTTAGATTGTTTATTTCAATGTCTTGACTTTTTTGTACCCCTGCTTAATGTAAATTACGTTTGTT